AGATAGACGAAGACCTAGCCGAATCTTATGCTCATATGACAAAGAAGCAACTTGTTAAATATGAGAATTTTATTCAGACAATTATTAGTGATTGTGAACGATATTCTGCAAATGCTAATAAGCAAAGAAAGCCACGAAAGAAAAAACCCATTTCGGTTTCGAAACAAATTGCTAAATTGAATTATAAAAAACAAGATGATGAATATAAAATAGCATCAATTAATCCATCTGAGATTGTCGGTGCTGATCGATTGTATGTATTTAATTCAAAGTATCGTAAACTTGGTGTATATCAAGCAGAAAGTCATGCAGGACTATCTGTAAAAGGAAGCACTCTTCGAGGATTTGATACATCACTTTCTAAATGTAAAAAAGTAAGAAAGCCAGAAGAAGTATTAACAAAAATGCTTTCTGGTGGTAAACTTGCGATTAAAAGACAATACGATTCTATTAATTCTGTAGAAAAAGACTTAACTGGTCGCATTAATAATGAAACTATATTGCTTAAAGTTGTAAAATGATATTACTTGATTATTCGCAAATCGTTATTGCAAATGTGATGATGAATAAAAAGGCGATGTCTGAAGATTTTGTCAGACATGCGGTTTTAAATACTATAAGAATGTATCATCACAAATTTAGAGATGAATATGGTCAATTGATAGTTTGTTGTGATGCAAAAGATAATTGGCGAAAGGATGCATTCAAATATTATAAAGCTCAAAGAAAAACAACAAGAGATAAATCTGATTTTGATTGGGTTGAATTATACAGAATATTACATATGGTACGAGAAGAGATAAGTGAAAATTTTCCTTATAAGGTTGTATATATAGATAAAGCAGAGGCAGACGACATTATTGCTACTCTTGTAATGAAACGAGAACAAAAAACGAAAAAATTGTGGCAAGAGAAGAGTAATGAATCTGTTACTGGCATTGAAGAATTATTTGTTGAACAAGAACCCGTTTTAATATTATCAAGTGATAAAGATTTTATTCAGTTACAAAAATATCCAAATGTGGATCAATATTCACCTCTCACGAAGAAATTTCTTAATACTGATAATCCAGATACCTTTTTAAGAGAACATATACTTAGAGGTGATACAAGTGATGGTGTTCCAAATTTTTTGTCTTCTGATGACACATTTATTGTTCCGGACAAAAGACAAACACCATTATCAAAGAAAAAGATATCAGTTTGGTCTGAACTTGAACCTGATGTGTTTTGTCAAGGTGAACAGTTACGTAATTATCGTAGAAATGAAATGTTAATAGATTTTACTAAAATACCTGAATGGTTACAAATTAATATTGATGATGAATATGTTAATCAGCCAGAAGTTGGTAGGTCTAGACTTTTCAATTATTTTATAAAATATAAACTTAAAAATTTAATGGAACACATAAACGAATTTTAGGAGATATTATGGCGGCTAAAATGACAAGCGAAATTTTTTCTGTTGCAAATGGAATAAGTTCTGATGAAGAACGTGTTAACTATTTGCGACAGAATGCAACTAAAGCAGTAAAAGAAATATTGAGATACAATTTTAATGATATAAAATTTGTTCTTCCTGAAGGACGACCAGATTTAAAAAAAGATGAATTTAATCCACAAAGAGGGTTTATTGAAGGTGTTGATGATGGCGCTACATTGAATTATGAAATGAGAAAAATGTATTTGTTTATTGAGGGAGGACATCCAACGTTAACCAACTTAAAGCGTGAATCTCTTTGGCATGAATTGATTAATTCTCTACACCCCGCTGAGGCTGATGATCTTTGGCATATGAAAGATAAAAAACTTCAAGAAAAATATGATAAGATTACTCACCACGTGGCTTATAACTCTTTTCCGGAGGGACTTCAACAACCCAAACCCAAACCTAAAAGGGATAATCAGGGCCGTTTTTCAAAATCTGAAAAATCCAAGAAAAAGAAAGCCAAAAAATGAAAGTATTGATGGCCTGTGCTGGCATGAATACAGAACTACGTCCCTTTACGGATATGATGCCAAAGTGTCTATTGCCAGTAAAGTCGAAACAGATTCTATTTCACAATCTTGAATGGCTACAAAAATTTGATATTGATGAAATAATTATTACAACAAGTTATCATCATAATCAAATTGAATTAGCATTAAGAAAATTTGGAAGTTTTATAGTTGATATTCACAAACAAAAAGGTGGTGTTGGAACAGCCCAGTCTTTAAACCAATTAAGTTATAAACTTGATAAAGAAGACTTTTTATTTTTACAGGGTGATAACTTATATAATTTTGATATAGAAAAATATTATAAAATACATAAAGATAATGGAAAACCAATTTCTGTTTTATCACATATGACTATGGGAGATAGTAAATATAAAACTTTCATTAAATATAAAAATAATTCTGATAAAATAGAAAAAATTTCAGTTAGACCTGATTATAAAATGACTAGAGAACTTTTAGCAACATCAGGAGCATGTTATTTAAGTCCAACGATTTTTGATAAAATTGGAAAGAATGATAGACATTTGTTTGATGATATTTTTCCAAAACAATTGGATGATATTAATGTAATAGTGGATAATACTTCAGTTCAATTTTTTAATACTGCAAAAGAATATTTGTCAATTGCAAATACAAAAGGCATGGCTGATATTCATAGAATGTAAAAAGGTATTATGCCAACATATGATTATGAATGTAAAAAATGTGGAGATGTTTTTGAATTAGAGTTCAAAATAGCTGATAGAAAGATTCCAACTGAGGAATCATGTAGATTAACAACTTGTGATGGTGAAGTAAGACAATTAATTTCTCCTCCAGGATTTGCTTATGATAACATTGGACCCAAAAAACCAGATGCGGCTTTTAATGATAAGTTAAAAGAAATAAAGAATGCTCATAAGTATAGCACCTTACCTATAATCGAATAATGTTTATACATGAAAATGTTCTTGGAGATTTAGAACTAAAAACTACAAATGAAAATGGAAAAAGATGTTATGTAACTCCTGATGGTGAAAAATATCCTTCCGTTACTACTGTACTTTCTGATTATAAAAAAGAAGGTATAATCAAATGGAGAAAACGTGTTGGCGAAAAACAAGCCAATAAGATTTCTACTCAAGCATCTCGCCGTGGTACAAAAGTCCATAAACTTTGTGAAGATTATTTAAATAACGAATTGTCATTTGACGATTACACCCCCGACAATGTTGTTATGTTCAAAAGTATTCAATCTATTTTGGATGAAATAGAGTTGGTTTACGGTCAGGAACGTACACTATTTTCAAATCATTTAAGAGTAGGAGGAAGAGTCGATTGTGTTGGTAAATTTCGTGGAAAAAAACATATAATTGATTTTAAGACTTCAAGCAAACCCAAAAAAGAAGAATGGATTGATAATTATTTCATGCAAGGTTCAGCATATTCTGTTATGTGGGAAGAAATGACTGGTATATCTATACCTTATATCGCAATAATTATTGCTGTAGTAGATGAAGTACCACAGATTTTTATTGAGCATAGAGATAATTGGATTGATAAATTCATAGAGATTAGGGAGGGTTATGGACAATGATTTGAAAATTGATTTTTCTATTACAAGTCATTGTAATGCGGCATGTCCCTCTTGCAAAAGATATCCTAATTTTAACAACCTAACTATTGATTCTTCAACAGAATTAAATCCAAAATTAAGGCAAATTCATGTAGATTTTAATGATTTTAAGTCAATTATTGAAAGAAATATGCATAATTTTAAGGATAAAAGAGCAACATATGAGGGCGAATTAGGAGATTCTTTAGTTCATCCTGATATAGAATCTTTTATTGATTATGGATGTTCTATTTTTAGAAGTTTAACTTTGGTTACAAATGGAGGAGTTAGAAATCCTTCTTTTTACAAAAAAATAGGAGATAAGTATAATAATTTAGAAATTACTTTTTCTATTGATGGAATGAAAGATGATACTAATCAAAAATATCGAAGAAAAGTAAATACAGAACGTGCTTTATCAAATATGTCAGCTTTTGCATGTTCAAAATACGGTTGGAATAGTACTTATTGGCAATTTTTAATTTTTAATCATAATTTTTTTGAAATTCCCGATGCATTGGATTTTTCAGAAATGCATAATATAAAACTTTTCTTAAAATTTAATCAAAGACCAAAATTTATTATAAACAAAAAAAGAAAAAAAATAGCAGAAGACTTATATGAAAAATATAAAACAGATAAGTCTGTTCTTATGTTGGGTAATTGATGACAAAAGTAAATGATAGTTTTGTTTTATTTAATTTTGAAACAACATCATATTGTAATGTAAAATGTCCAAGTTGTTTTAGAACTTCATTGAATAAGTATGATGATAAATGTTTAAAGTTAGAACATTTGTCAATAGAAGATTTTGATTTTTTTCTTTGGGAAAATGGAAAATATTTTAAAAGTATACGTTCTTCATATAATGAAATTGTTGCAAAATTTTGTGGAGAATTAGGCGATCCTTTAATGCATCCAAAAATGGATGAATTGGTTTTATTAGCATCACGATTTTTTGATCGAGTAGAAATATTCACAAATGGGGGTTTAAGAAATCCTAAATGGATAAAATCTCTTTTACAGAAAAATGAAAAATTATATTTTATATTTGCTATTGATGGTTTAACTCATGAAACAAATAAAAAATATAGAATAGGTTCTAACACAAATCTTGCATTTGATAATATGTTTGAATCTGTGAAACATCGTTCTACAAAATGGGATTTTACAGTATTCGAACATAATTATCAAGAAGTAGAGGATGCAATAAAAGTGGCATTAGATTATAAAATACAAATGCATGTAAGAATAAATGGTCGAAATTTTTCAAAAATATCAGAAAAAAATTTAATAAAATTGGAAAAAGATTTAGTTAAATATAAAAATCTAGATCCTGAAGTTTGGCAGGAATATACTTCATTGAAAATAGAATCAGAAGGATTAAGATATGATTAAATGTGATTTTTATGATTATGATTATAAACAATGGAGACAATATGAAATAGGTTTGGAAATGAATATATTTCCATGCTGTTTTTTCTATTTGGATAAATTGAGAAGACCGATAATTCAGAAAAAAGGAAACGATATACCAGGAACAGAACCATATATAGAAGATACTACACTAGACAATATTAATAATTCTCTTAAAACTAATAAATTAGAAAATATTTTAAAAGAATTTAAAAAAGTTTTAAATGAGGACGTTTGGAATAGTAATAAATGTCCTGCTTTATGTAAAGAAACATGTGAAAGATGAAAAGAGTAGTAAACTGTATAAATTATGATGATGAAAATGAATGGAGAGAACTAGAAATTTCTAGTGATTTGCATGTATATCCTTGTTGTACACTTCATGCACTTCATTTTTTAGATGGAACTTTTTATGATGAATATTTGGATGGATTACCTAAGAACTGGAATTCTTTAAAACATCATTCAATGGATGAAATACTTAAAATATATAGAGAACATATTACACCTGAAAAATGGAAAAAACTTAAAACAACCCCCAAATGTTGTCAAAAATGGTGTTTAAAAGATTCAAAAAGTAATAAAGAATATGGCTTATGATTTATTTGTTCGGAGATAGTTTTGGTGAGCCTCATATTGAAAATTATATTTATTATAATCAAGTTTCAAAATATTTTGATGAAGAATTAATAAATTTTGCAAAAGCCGGATCTGGTCCAGATTATGTTTTTAAAAAATTTATGCAATTATGTTTTGATGAAAAGGGATTATTTAATTTAAATGGTGATAAATTTATATTTCTTTTATCTGCTCCAGAAAGAATAGATTTTGATTTTATTTCAGAAAAGGATAAGCATATGGGATTACAATATTTGTATTCTGATAGTTTGTCAAAAGAAGATAGAAAAATTGTTGATTTGTTTCATAAAACGTATTCAAATGAAATTAAACTAACTAACTATAAGAACTTATCTTTTTTATATTGTTTATCTGAGTTCTTTTTACCAAAATCTAAATTTTTTGTTGCTTTGACTTTTGGTTTAGAAGAAACGAATATGATGATAGATAACGATAGAACATTTAATGTTTTAAATTCAAAAAACTTTTATTATTTTGAATATCCTTTTAATTTTTTAACAATAAATGAATTTGATGATTATAAACAATATTATTTTGATGAACCCGTAACATATAAATTTGTAGAAGGGGAAAAGATTTATATGAAAGATGATAGATTAAATCATTTTAGTGAAGTGAATCATAATAAAATAGCTAAAGCAATAATCGATTTTTTTGAAAATGGTTTGATATCAAAGGTAGAATTTGAGTCTAATTTTTTAGATGAACATCATGAATTAACTAAAAAAGTGGATTATATTTACGAATGACTTATTATATTTTTGGAGATAGTTATGGAGATCCTGGCGGAGCCGAGGATGGGGAGCTGGCTTGGGCATGGCATCAACGTTTACAAAAGCACGATAGGGTTAAAAATTTCTGTAAAGGAGCTTCAGGACCAATAGATCATTTTAAACAATTTTGGAAGATGCAGGAAGAAATTTGTAAAGATCAAAATTCCAAGATCGTTTTTTTATTATCAAATCCTTTTAGATTACGATTTGATTTTTTAGAATATGGTTATGCTCATGCCAAAGAATTGGGTGATTATATGGTTCTTGAAAAGATTCCTGAAAATATTGAGCAACCCCTTGATTATATCGAACTCCATGACAAAGAAATAAAACAATTTTATAAATTAATGGGTGATGAATTATTTCATTTGAACTATAAAAATGTAATGACCTTGAAATGTTTATCCGTGCTTTTTAAGATAAAGATTATGGTATTTGTTTGTTTTACTTTGAACAATGGACTGTTTGGGTCGAGAAGAAGGCCGAAGGGAAAAGAGATAGTAAGTAAACGTCCCGATACAGTGGAGGATTTTAAAGATGATAATTTTTTTAAATTATTAGAAAATTTAAATGATCAATATTTTAAATTTTATTCAACACCATTGATGAAACATGGACGAGATTATGGAGAGGTTCCCGTTAAGGTTTATAATCATTTAAGTGAATATGATCATGGAATTATGTATAATATAATAACAAATCATTTTCACGGATTTAGACAAACAGAAGATTTTTCATCTCCCATGGCGGATCTCGGCACCAAAAATTACATATATGATTAAGATATGACTGTTACAATTAATGTTGGTTTTATAGGATTAGGAAAATTAGGATTAGAATGTGCAGAAGCAATGTCGCAACATGATATTGATGTACATGGTTTTGATTTATATGAGAGAAAAAGTGATAAAATTATCATTCATAAAAATATAAAAGATGCAATATATCGCAATAAATTTATATTTTTAGCAGTAGAAACTCCTCATCATGAATATTATGATGGAAGTATTCCTTCTTCTCATTTAGAATCTAAAGATTTTAATTATGAATTTATATTAAATGCTTTACATCAAATAAATGAACATATTGAAGAGGGACAAACTCTTGTTTTAATTAGCACAGTTTTACCTGGAACATGTAGAGAAAAATTTTTACCAATTATTAAAAAAGGAGTAAATTTTATATACAATCCTTATTTGATTGCTATGGGGACGACTACATGGGATATGTTGAATCCTGAAATGGTAATAATAGGTTCAAATAATGTATCTAAAACTATTGTTCATGATCTTGAAAAATTTTATAAAAAAATTTTACAGAAGAAAGAGTCTAGATTTGAATTAGTAACATTAGATGAAGCAGAGTGTATTAAAATATTTTATAATACTTTTATATCTGCTAAAGTTAGTTTAGTAAACATGATACAAGATC